GACGAGGAGGGTAGAGAAATCTGCCCTCCTTTGTCATATTCTGATATAATAGCAGTGGAGGTCATAATGTCACTAATAGATGAACTAAATAACAAAACTGTATTTGAGCTAAGATCTTATGCAAAGAAAAATAATATTGACCTATTTGGGGTAAGTACAAAAAAAGAAATATTAGAAGTAATTTTTAGCTTTGTACCAAGAGAAACAAAAGAAGTAATATCTAAGCCAAAACCACCAGAAGAAAAGACTGCCGTATATTCACTACGCAATCTAAGTTGGAATGGCGTCGGAGCCCTTGTAAAGGGGTATAACATAGTCACTGTAGAGGAAGCTGAAAAATGGGTAACAAACAAGTCCGTTCGTTCAGCTACCCCAGAAGAAGTGAAGAGAGCATACGGTAAATAATGGAAGTTTTAAGAGTCGCACCATACCCTATTCTTGTTACGTATACCGTTGTAGAGCCAAACAAGAAGCATTTTGTAGAAATTAAAGATAAAGATAGAAATGATATTCTTGCAGAATATGAAGTAAATTCTTCTGCAAATTCAAAGATTTCTATAGAGGTTGCTGAAGATTTTACTAAGTATGACGATAGTTACTACATAGTCGTTTATCAGCAATTCAAAGAGCAAGACTCAATAGTAATTGAAGATAATATAGAAATAAAAAGACCTTATGTTAATCCTCAAAAGCTTGGAACTACTGCATCGGAAATAGCAGAGTATGCACAATATGAAAGAATTGCAAGAGCAATCATTGATTCAATAACGGGTGGATTTTATTATAAAGTAGAGTGGCTTGATACTACTGGACAGGCTACTGACTACCTCCCTATCTGGGATAGAGTTTATAAGATATTAAAAGCATACGAAAACTCATCACTTGTATATGATGCAAGCTTAACAACCCCTGCTATTGGTGAATGGTCGTACGCACTATCAAAAGATAAAACTGCTATTATCAAAAATGCAGCAACGACAGGACTAATTGAAAACAGATCTGAGAAAAAAGGTTTAAACCTTTACGTTGCTCCATCAGATTCATTTAATGTTTATGATACAGACTATAGTGAAAATGCATATACATTTTCTACTGGAGTAGCATTCCCAGAAGGTTGGGACTATTTGTTCCTACTTGAAATAGGATATAAGGTTGTTCCACATGATATTTATGAAGCAGCAATGATGCTAATTGAAGATATTAAATGTGGCAAAATAGATTATTACAAGAGATATGTAACTGCTTATAATACAGACCAGTTTAAAATTCAATTTGATAAGTCAGTTCTAGACGGTACTGGAAATATTCTAGTTGATAAGATACTTGATAAGTATAAAAAGAGCATAACAAGAATTGGTATTCTTTAATGCAATGCGAAGCAACAGACTTTATGTACCCAATGCTTGTAGACATCTATTATCCAATAGTTGATCAAGGGGCATATGGCAACTTAAAAAAGCAATGGGTTCTTGATAGGTCCATAGCCTGTAATTTTAGTCCAACTGGTCAAGCTGCTTCAGAAGAGGTAAAACCAAATGTTAATATCAGCAAAGAAAATATTCTACTTGGCAGAACAAAGACTGATCTTCGCATAGCTTCTAACAACGCAAGAAACTCAATTACAAATGTCGTGCTTACAAATATTAGAACACAACAGCAAAAAGATATATACATGGAAACCTCTGGAGCAAGAGATGGAAAATCTACCCTTTATGAAATAGCATCAAGTGAGGCTATAGTGGGTCCATTTGGAAATGTTGAATATTATAAGGTCGTATTGAGAAGATCAGAGAATCAGGCAAGTGACCTATGATGAAAGTTGTAATGAATGATGCCATATTTAAAAAAGAAATGAAAAATATTATAGATTATTCTGTTGGATTTTTAGACGGTATCAAAGCAGGAAAAACAAAGTTTTTGAATAACATTGGAATAATGACAAAAGAACTATTAGAACAATATATTGACACAAATGCCAGGGTAAATCCAAGAGCACTACACCATATTTATGAATGGTATAAAGTGGGAAGTCCTGATGCACGTCTATATGATATAAACTACACAATAAGCAACCTTGGCCTTTCGTTTGTGTCAACCATGAAGCAATCAACATCAATTAAGGATGGCTCATCAGTACCTTTTTATAACAAGGCTAAAATTATGGAACAAGGAACTCCAGTAACCATTAGACCAACAAGATCAAGCGTGTTGGTTTTTGAAGATGGTGGAGAAACATTCTTTACTAAAGGCGAGGTTGTAGTAGATTCACCTGGAGGAATAGAGACCACGGGCTCTTTTCAAAAAGTTGTAGACACATTTTTTAATAGATACTTTACACAAGCATTTTTAAGAACAAGTGGTTTGTATGAATACCTAAGTAACCCACAAGTTTATAAAAGAAATTTAGCATCAGGAAAATCAATGGGCAGATCAAAAGGTTTGCAGGTTGGTTATAGATGGATAGCGAATGCGGGGATTAGATAATGGCTAATGATTCACTTTTAAATACACCAGTTCTCTGGGTTAATAAATATCTTGAAGACAAGATTCCTTTGCTAACCAACATTGAAGTTCCACTGTTTCCATCAACCCCCTCTATTCTGGATGACCTAACTGGTTCATTTCCAGCAGGTGGTGTTATGGGTACCTGGGACAGACTTGTAAAAATGAATCGTAAGTCTATGCCACATATTAAATCTGAACAGATACTTTATTATTTCTATGCTACTGCAGAAAATACTATAGAGAATATGGTTCAAATCCAAGAATCTGTTCTTAGGCTTATGGATCGCCTAGACGAAACAGCAGAAGAAGTAAATAATTGGTGCTCAAATAGAGCCATAAATATAGGCACAGAAGCAATCCCAAATTTAATAGAAAACATGTTTTATTTTCATTCCTTCAAAATCTACCAGCTTGAAGAGACAAGAGATATCATAGACTTTGGAACTGCCCGTACATATGGTGGAAATAAGATAATTATTGACTTTGAGTACCATCAAATGCCAGCATTGACCTTAGATGACTGGTCTCCAGAGGCACCCCCTTCTACTGGACAGGGCTATGAGGTTGCTTCCATCAACGGTAAGACTAAAAAAATAGTTACATAAAACGCTGTTATAATTAACTTGAGGAAACACAACGCCGTACAACTAAATATCTATCTTAACAGAAAGAGGTAAAATAAATGGCTAATTATAGTCGTGGTACATCAAGTAATATTATTGTTGGTGCAGCAGCACTATTCATTTGTGACACAACACTAACTTCAGCAACATTGACTGCTCATGAAGCATCAAAAAGCTTTAGAACCACACTCACAAATGATGCAGACTACACAAACATTGGTTACACAATGAACGGTCTTGAATTGCAGTTCCAACCTGACTTCGGCGAAGTACAGGTAGACCAAATTCTTGACGTTGCAAAACTTTACAAGCAAGGAATGCAAGTAAATCTTGCAACAGCATTTGCTGAGGCTACATTGGAAAATCTCCTTTTAGTTCTTGCATATTCAGACGCAAAGCTATCTGGTACAAAGGCTTCAAGCGCAGGAAGAGCACTTGACCTTTCTGCAGGAGATATTGGCGAATGTCCAGTTGAGCGTGGTATTGTTGCAGTAGGTCCAGGAACAGGTGACTGTGAAGACTCTGCATACGTAGAGCGAGTATACTCAGCCTACCGTGCACTCTCAATTGAGAATGTAACAGTATCTGCAAAGCGTGACGAGGCTTCAATGTTTGAAGTTTCATTCCGTCTTCTTCCAGAAGATACATCTGGTTCATATGGTAAGATCATTGATCGTACTTGGAATCCAGCAAATTCATAATTTAATAATAAGTTAGCGACTAGGCCTGTCTCTTCGGAGGCAGGCTTTGTTGTTTTATGATAAACTTAATGTACTATGGCTACAGAGATATATAAAACAAAAAATATTTATTTATTTGACGGCACAGAGATAGAAGCTATGCCTTTAAAAATTAAATACCTGAGAGAGTTTATGGATGCTTTTAAGCATATAAAAGAAACCAAGAATGACGATGAGGCAATGCGAGTTTTATTAGAGTGTACAAGAATTGCAATGAAGCAGTACTACCCTGAGATATCTTCCAGCATAGAAGATTTAGAAGACAACATAGACCTTCCAACCGTACATGAAATATTGGATATTGCTGGAAACATTAAAATAGGTGATGATGAAGAGTCTGATGTTAAGACACAGGCACAAAAGGGTGATCCAGGACCATCATGGGAAGAGTTTGATCTAGCAAAGCTAGAGTCTGAGGTATTTTTGCTGGGTATATGGAAAGACTATAGAGAGTTAGAAGCATCTCTGTCTTTATCAGAAATAATGGCAATAATATCAAGTAAAAGAGAATTAGATTATCAGGAAAAAAAATTCTTTGCAGCTATTCAAGGAGTAGATTTAGATGAAGCATCAGGTTCAGATCGTGGTCAAAAAGAATGGGAAGATATGAAGGCTAGAGTATTTAGTGGTGGAGCAACAAGCGATAGCAATGATATATTATCCTTGCAGGGGCAGAATGCTAAGAAGGCTGGTTTTGGTATTGGCTTTGGTCTTGATTATGAAGACGCACGAGATCCATCCCTTATGGTATAATTATCTAAACCTATGGGAGGGATCAACATGGCAACAACTGTGCATGAAGCGCAAAAGATCAAGCTAATTGATGGTACAGAAATAACTCTAAGACCGCTTAAAATTTCACTTTTGAGAAAGTTTATGGCAAAGTTTGAGGGTATAGCAGCAGTAGTAGATGACAATGAAAAATCTATTGACCTACTAATGGAATGTGTTCTAATTGCAATGGAGCAGTATAAGCCAGAGCTAGCTGGAGACATTTCAGTACTTGAAGATAACATTGATTTGCCTACCGTTTATGAGATTGTTGAAGTAGCTTCAGGAATTAAGATTTCTGATGCAGCAGCAATGTTCAACGGTAATGAATAATAACTAAATAAAGAGGTATAGTGAATGGCTGATACTCAGTCCAATATTCAAGTAAACATTGATACTACTCAAGCACTTGCTAGTATCAAAAACTTGCAGAGACAGATATCAGCCTTTCATTCCTCAATGGCTAAGGGTGGAGCTGCAGCTAATGCAGTCTCTGCCCAAATGCAGCAAACTTTAATAAACTCAATAAATGCCACTGGCAAGTTCTCAGCAGGAATAAGAACAATCAGGACTACTACTGAATCTTTTACTGATAGCCTAGAAAAAAATAAATTCTCATTAGGAGAATATTTTAGATACGCTGGCGGTGCATCAAAAACTTTCGGTAGATTGTTTAAAACCGAATTTGACACTATCAATAAGGTAGCCAGAGAAAATGTAAAAGACTTACAAACACAATACATAAGTCTAGGTCGTGATGCTAGCGGAGCAATGAAGTCAATTGCAGTTAGACCTCTTTCTCTTGACATGACTGATCTTGGAACAAGAACACAGATCGCTGCTCAAAAGCAAGCATTACTAAATCAGTTATTAAAGCAAGGATCAACAAACCTACTTAACTTTGGTAAAAATACTCAATGGGCTGGTCGTCAGCTTATGGTTGGTTTTACTTTGCCACTCATTGCCGTGGGCACCGCTGCTTCCAAAACATTTATGGATATGGAAACACAGGCCATTAGATTTAAGAAGGTTTATGGAGATTTATTTACACCTACTGGAGAATCACAGCAAGCATTAAAAGATATTCAGGAGCTTGGTAAAGAGTTTACTAAATATGGCATTGCAGTTTCAACAACCGTTGGCCTTGCAGCAGAAGCTGCAGCAGCAGGCTTTAAAGGTGTTGATCTACAAAGACAGACAGCAGCAGCAACTAGACTTTCTATTCTTGGTCAGGTAGAAAGCCAAAAAGCACTTGAAACAACTATTGCATTACAAAATGCTTTCTCAATGTCTTCTGAAAATCTTGCAGAATCAATTGATTTTCTTAACGCAGTAGAAAACCAGACAGTACTTTCTCTTGATGATATTTCAACAGCTATTCCAAAAGCAGCACCAGTTGTTCAGCAACTTGGAGGTGATGTTAAAGACTTAGCTTTCCTTATGACTGCCATGAAGGAAGGTGGAATTAATGCATCAGAAGGAGCTAACGCACTTAAGTCTGGTCTTGCATCTTTAATTAATCCAACTGGAAAAGCAAACGAAATGCTTTTAAGTTTTGGAATTAATGCAAAGAAAATTGTTTTAGACAATAAGGGTGATCTTAAGAAAACTGTTGTTGAATTTGCAACAGCATTGAATATGCTTGATCCACTTAATAGAGCTCAAGCAATTGAGCAAATGTTTGGAAAATTCCAATTTGCTCGTCTTTCTACATTATTTGCAAACGTAACAAAAGAAGGAACTCAGGCATCTCGTGTTCTTGATTTAGCTGGGGCTTCAGTTCAAGAACTTGCAGGTTTGGCAGAAAAAGAATTAGGCATGACTTCAGAGTCTGCTATGAATAAATTTAAGGGTGCTGTTGAAAATCTAAAGCTATCTCTTATTCCACTTGGAGAGCAATTCTTAAAAGCAGTAACTCCAATTGCTGAATTTATTACAAAGATATTAGACAAATTTAATGGTTTAAGTGATAGCACTAAGAAAATTATAGTTACTATTACCGCAGTCGTTGCTGGCCTTGGTCCAGTATTTTTGATGACCTTTGGTTTGCTTGCTAATGGTCTTGCTAATATAATTAAGGGATTTACATTCTTAAAGACACTATTTAATAAAACTGGACAGTCAACAGCAACACTTGGCACAGAAGTTAGGTATATGACTACTGAGCAAAGAAATGCAGCAGCAGTTGCAGCATCACTTGATCAGGTCCACGTAAAACTTGCACAAACATTTACATCTGAGGCAGCAGCAGTTAATGCACTGACACAGGCATATCAAAGAGCTATTGCTGCTCAATCACAATTTGTACCAGTAGGTCCACCAATTACTCGTGGACCAATTCCAAAAAGAGCTAAGGGCAAACCAGCAGTTGTCGGCGGTACAGGAAATAAGGATTCAGAACTAGCACTCTTAATGCCTGGAGAAACAGTAATACCAACAGCAATGAGTGCAAAGTATGGTGGACTTATAAATGCAATGATTGCTGATAAGGTTCCAGGCTATGAAGTTGGAAAGACAAAAAGTTTGTATGGTGGTCAGGAAAGATTGCTTGCTCCATATACAATGTTTGCACCAGGTAATACTCCAGGTGGATTTGGAATGGATAGGGCATTCTTATCCTCTCCAGATTTTGCTAAGTCAATAACCAATACAATGGTAGCATCTGGTGCTATTGAAGGTGGTTTTTCACTTACACAAAGAACAATGGATGAATTGTTGAGGGAAGCTTCACCATTTGCAGATGAAATAACAGAGCAATTAAGGATAGCTGCTCAAGAATTAACGGATGCTGGAACTGATGCAACACACATTAGTCAACTATTTGCAAAGAAAAAGAAACAAATAGATCAGATTTTATCAAGAATGACTGCTTCAGGGCCACGTGGTGCTGCCATGGCAAGAGGAACTCAAGTCTTTGCATACCCAACAGATCAGGATATACTTTCTGGAGGAAATGCTAGAGTTCCTGGGGTAGACATTGATGAAAATGGCAATATAGTTAGAGCTGCTCCAAGAAGTGATAGAACTGGAAGAGCTAAGAGTTTTCAAGAGCGCATTAAAAAAGTCTTAAAAAGAAATCCTTTATCAACGCAAGAAAGAGTTACAAGAGCACATGTTGTGCCAGAAGAAAGAGTTATTCCTGGAGGCATCAGACCCCTTGGCGGAGGTGTTCTATCTTTACCTGAAGGTAAGCAAGCTGCTGCTAGAGCAGAACTTGAAAAAAGACATATTAAACTTTCTAAAGAACTAGGCATTAAAGACATAAAGGCCTATGACTCTGGTGTTAAATCTGTAAAAGTAAAAGATCCATATGATCAAAGCCGTGATAGAAGTAGTCCACATAGACTTGCCGCACAAGATGGAAGAGATGATGCAAGAGCTTATACAGCAGCAAGAGATAAAGAGCTTACACAAGCTGGAAGAAAGCCAAGTGGAAGAAAGCGCAGAGTAGCTACAAGACCTCAAGGTCCTGCACCGATTGGGGCTACACCACAGCCAGGAATGACTGTTCTTCCAATTGTTCCTCCAGATCCTAAAGATCCTCCTAAATCAAAAGCAAAACCAAAACCAAAACCAAAAGGAATACAAAGATTAGCTTCCAAGGGCGGAGGAATGGGTATTCTTGGGGCAAACATGGCTCTTTCTATGGCCCCAGATTTTGCTGGTAAAAGTATAGCTCAAGGAGCACTGGCTGGCGCAAGCCTAGGACTTATGTTTGGTAAGTATGGACCAGCAGCAGGAGCTGCTATTGGATTAGTAACTGTTGCAGTAGCTGCTCTTATTGAAAAACAAAAACAGCATAAAGCTATGATGGATGCAATGTTTAAGTCAAGCACAGCGCTAGCAACACTTTTTGGTAATGCTGTAATAAATACAGAGATGGCCGTTGGCACCCTATCTTCATCTCTTGGAATCACAGGAACAGAAACAAAAAAACTAGGTGAAAGTTTTGGATACACAAACTCTGAGCTAAAAGCTTTTATTGATTTAGTTGCATCGCTTCCAAAAGATGATCCTTTAAAAGAACTTGTAACGGGATTAAAAAATGAAAATGATCCAAAAGAAATTGAAAGAATTGCAAAAGCTTTTGTTACAACTCAAATAGCTATTGGACAAATTAAACCAGAACAAGCACAAAAATCACTAGATCTGCTATTAGCTTCAACTGAAAACTCTGATATGGTTGGAACAGTCTTTATGACTATTAAAACACAAGTTGAGGCTGTTTCCCTAACTTTAAGAGCTACAAAAGATAATACTATAGCGTTAGGTAAAAGTTTAACAGATTTAGCAGGTGCTGCATCCAATGCTACATCACTTGAACAAATGAAAATTATAATTAATGGTATTGCTGCATCTGGAATATCTGCAGCAGCTGCTTTAAGCTCAATGTATTACGCATATTTGGGTATGGGCAATCTCGGAGCAGCTGATACTATTCAGGTACTTGAAAAAATAAGCGGAATAACAGCTGCTCAGTCACAGCTAATTTTTCAAGCGACACAAAAAGGATTTAGATTTAAGGCTAACTTTAAGACAGATCCTAAACAATTAGCAAAGCAAGCTGACGAATTTTTAAGAAATAAAAAACTTTTTGAGACAGAGACTACAGGTTCAGAGACCCTTGATTATCAATCAGAACAAACTAAAACTTTAAATAAACAAATTGATTTATTAAAGAAAAAGAAAAAAATTATAGATGATGAAATCAAAAAACAAGAAAAAATAAGCAGTGAACTAAAAAAACAAAATGATTATCTAGACAAACAAGCAGATCTAGATAAACAAATTGTTGAAGCAAAACTAAGAGGAGACTATATTGGTGCAGCAAATCTTTTGCAAGCAAAGACTCAGAATACTGCAGAGTTTAATGCAGAAACAGAAAAATCTGCTCTTCAAGCAAAGTCTGATGCACTTCAAGCAAGAATTGATGCGTTGCAAGAATCAAGCGATAAGATTGTATCTGCAGTCAATGCAACAACTGGTGCAGTTGTGGCATCTGGGCAACAGATTACAGATGCAGTAAAGAACCAAACACAAGGTGGAGGAGAGTTTGTAGGACCTGATGGATCAAGTAAAGCAAACGCATTCCCATTAGAAATAACTCCAGAAAATATTAAATCCTATATTGATAAATACAATCCAAGAGGCGAATATGTTGCAGGCGCAGGAGGAATGGGTTCACAGGCAAAAGTTCAACCATCCGATCTTGATGCAAAACGTGCTTGGAAAAATGATGCATCAAAAGATGCTCTTGAAGAATATATAAGAAGAAGACTTGCTAACGAAATAAATGACTTAGTAAATCCAGAAGACGGCATAGTAATTAGTCTAGAAGGATCAGATAAAAAGATATATAAGTTTAAAGTACAAAAAAATGGTGAATTTATAAGAATGGGCACTCCTGAAACTCAAATGAGAAGAGCATCAGGAGGCGTAATTAGAGGAGCTGGTACTGGAACTTCTGATTCTATACCCGCATTACTTTCAAATGGTGAATATGTAATCAAGGCCAAGTCTGTTCAAAAGTATGGAACGCAAACATTTGATGCTCTAAATGCTGGTAAATTTGCAAATGGTGGTTTAATGCAAAGATTTAAAAATGGAATTCCAGCATTTGGTGATGGTGGTCCAGCCTGGATGAAGCGCATGAAAACAATGGGAAAGTTTGGAGCATCTGGATCACTTTACAGTCTTATGGAAGATGGGGAAAGGTGGCTAAGCCTTAAGCATGGTGCAAATGAAAACTCATCTGGTTTCCATAAATGGTCAAAAGCTATTGCCAGAACGCTATACAATGTTCCACAGGGAGCAGTTTCTGGAGCTCCATTTGGTTTGGCAGGATTAATTGGTGGAGCAATATTTGGAGGCCTTGAAGGTTTAGAAGGTCTGCGTAGAGATGGATCTCAGTATGGAGTAAAAGGCGGATCTAAATCAACTGAAAAGGGATTTAGTGCTAAAAAAGAATTAGATAGCATGAGTTTTCAGCAGACCAGTGCCGATGCACTTAAAGCATTTGGAATTTCATCTATACTAGGTCCTCTAATAAATCTTCTTCCAAAGGGAGTACAAAAGGCTATCACTACAAAGCTAGGTCAAAATGTAGTATCTTCAGCACTTATTGGTATGGCTCCTTTTAATCCTACCATGGGATTTGGTACCGCTGTTAAACCAACAACATCTATTACTCAAAAGATTGCTGGATCAAAGCCTGGTTCTGCAGTAGAACAAAGAATTAGTGGTGTAGCGGGATCAAGAACTTTTGCAGGATCAATCAATACAATAGAAAACCAAACACCAGTAGCAAGAACTTCTGATGATGTTTCCAAAGCACTTGTTGATGATATGTTTGCTTCAGCAATGAGCGTCGCCAATGCAGCAGGAAGATTTGCTCCAAGCTTCTTAGGAAGGAATATGGAAGCAAGAGAGGGTCCTGCACAATATTCAACTTTTGAAGAAATTGACCCACTTTTAGATGACGTGACAAAATGGCCATGGGAATCAAGCAAGCCTTCAGAATCTCCAGTGATAAAGATTCCAACAATCGTAGATACACTATCACTAAAACAAAAAAGGATGATAGCCTACCTTGCTGGTAAAAAATCTAGCCTTTTTGGTGTTCCATCAGTAACCCAGCAGGAACTAAATTCAGGCTATAACTGGTACTATAAACAATATGGCAATGAAGCATTAGACTGGGATAAGTTTAAGGAACAGAAGTTAGCTTCTGTTGGATTAAAGAGTCCTGCTGACAAGAGATTTACGGGATATGTAACAGATACAAGAGCTTTTGAAACACTTCATGAAAATGATAGGATGACTCCTAAACAAGGACAAAATCCTGGTACTAGTACTAGAAAGTTTTCAGTAGGAGAACAAAGACAATCAGATGAGTTTGATAAGATATTTGGTACAAGCAATAGCGTACGTTATGAAACACCACTTATGGATGACTCAGACTATGGAGTAGCTCTTAGACAAAAGTTTGACAAAGTTTATGATGAATTAATACATAGAGGCTATATCAGAAAAGCTTGGTATGATGCTAAAGGAAAAAGACATGAACAAAAAGCTACAGCGCCACTTCCAGAAGATTTTTACAGACCTCAACCTTTTAGTCCTTTTCTGATTTCTTCTGGTGATGCTCTTCATGGTCCTTTTACCCCTTCTTATCGTGGAAAAGCATTAACACGTTATGAATTCTATAAGGCAATTACTAAATCTCTTCCAGATGGTTTTACATCAAGCAAGCGAGCAAGCCAATATTCTGACGGAGCCATGAATTACTTAGATAGACCAACTGAGTTTACTAGATTAATTAATCAGATTTATGCAGAACAACATGGCATAGGTCCAGGAGAAAAAATAAAGTTTTGGAAGTATGACCTTTATGGGTCCCCGCTAAAAAATGATAAAGGTGAACCAGTCGCAGCTGGATACTACACACTAGACAAAGGTATGGCATATGCCTATGCCCGTGGGCGCTCAAGTAATGTAACCCAAGAAGAGCTTGACATGGGCTCATCACGTATTTTTGGTGCATCAGGTGCAGAACAGGCAAGCACTCGTGGAGCATACTCTGTTGAACTATACCCTCATGAAATACCACAAGTCCTTGGCCTTGGAGGTTTAAAAGATGAGATGGGTATTGTTATTGGAGAAACACTTGCTAAAGCAAGAGGTAAATTTGTTGGAATGGCTAAAGCAGATGAGTATAAGTATGAAGTTGATCCAGGAGCTATTCGTGGACTTTCACCATGGAAAATGTATGCACCAGGAGATCCATGGACCGTTGAATCACCTAAATCAGTCTTTGGAGTACCAATTGCTGACTCAGCAAAAATGGCAAATTTATTAAACACTGAACAGTTGAGTCTTCGTGTGGGAGGAAAAAAAGATTGGAGCGACGCATCTGTATCTCAGGTACTTAAAGATGCTAAACCTTATATCTCAATGGATGGAACTTCTAGATTTGTTGCTCAAGATGCAATTCCACAAAACTGGGGAAGTGATGCTGAGGCAATACTAGAAAGAATGCTAAAAGCTCAAGAGATGTATAATCTAATAAGAGTACATATTCAAAATCTTCCTAAAGTTGAGTTTCTTAAAACTTTATCAAAACAAGTTCCAAGGCTCGCAACTGGTGGACTTATCAAGGGTCCAGGAACAGGTATATCAGATTCAATAAGAGCATCACTTGGCTATGCTGGTGGAGGATCAATCAGGGTTTCAAATGGAGAATATGTTGTAAAGGCATCATCTGTAAGAGACTATGGTGTTAAGACAATGGATGCAATTAATAACGGTACCGCAACAGTTGGCGCAAACTCTGGCGGTACAGTGTATAATATAAATATGCCTGTTACAAGTAATAATGCAAATCCAGAAATCGTTGCAAATGAAGTTATGAGAAAGCTAAAACTTGAAATAAGCAAGAATAATAAAACAAACAGAGTTGGTGGATAATGGCTTATTCAATTCAGTCAGGCATACAAGTGTCCCTAGATAATGTTAATTGGCAAAAAATTACAGATCATAATAGAGAGCCAATTTCAGTGTCTACAGAACTTATTGAAACCGAAGCTAGAATGGCTAACGGTAGAATGAAGAAGTATGTAGTTTCTCAGAAAAATACAATATCAGTATCATGGACATACGTCCCATCAAAAACATCTGAAACAGCAGACCTAAACCATGGTGCTGCTTGGCTTGAATCATTTTATAGGTCTAATGTAGGATCTCCAATTTATGTCAAGGTAGTAGAGTCTGGACTAAATGGGTCTGGAGATTTTGTTACTGCACAATATACTTCTAAGGTATATACTGTATTTATGACTAACTTTTCTAAAACCATTATTAACAGAACGAAGGTTTCAGATTACGTTAGTATGAGCATTGACTTTACGGAGATCTAATGCTAAGTAATGTCAGCTCTTCAGTCTTTACAGGCTCAGACTCAATCACTTTGACACCAGTAGTTTCTGCGGAGTGGAATCATAATCTATTTAATGCTCCATATATTACTACCGCTGGAATTGGTGAAGAGTTAGATATAGAAGCAATATCACCTTTGCCAAGCGATGTAACACCTACGCTTAAACCTAACTTTGTAACTAAAAGTTTTGCTATGCTGCGACCAGTTAACGTTCAACCAATTACTACATCAACACCAAGCGCAAGTGCCTTTGCTATAACAGGTTCAGTTGTATCTTCATCTAGTATTAATGTTTCTTGGTCTAATCCACCAACTGGAACTGTATTATATAGAGTGCAAACAAGTGGTCAGTCCGACACAGTTTCAACGGGAACAAGCTATACCTTTTCTGGACTATCATCAGGTCAATCATATACTGTAAGCATTGATGCATGTAATTCTTCATTTGGTGTTCTTGGTAGTATTAGTCAAATTTTTACAACTCAGTCATCCCCACAAGATATGATTAGTCAAGGAAAAGTATCATATACTGTTACTGCACCATCTGGAGGATCTAGTTCTGCATATAAAGTAGTCACATATGTAAAGACTAGTAGTCCTATTCCAGTAATGATAAATGCATCAGGAAGAGGAACAGGCGTTCAGTACGGCTCTGAGTACGTTGAGGCAGACTCTTTAGGATTGACTAAGGTTGTTACCTACGTAGGCTCCCAAAGCTCTGATAACACCTTTGCAAGCTTTGTATACACTATCGCAGCCAACTCCATAAGTGGTGAAACAAATAATCCAATAGTATATTTTACAGAACCTAAAGTATACGCTACCACTTATTTTGATTATCAAAACCACTCCCTATTTCCAACAGAAATGCCATTTACATATTTTAGGCCAGGGGAGTCATATGTAGGATCAGGTAACATAAAGTCAACCTTTCCATCTGCATTTAGAAAGATTACCTCTCCAGTACTTGATGGATATACTACTCCTACATATTTTCCAGTAACTCCAATTTTACAAAATCCAAAGTTTTGTCTTGCCTCTAAGCCTGTACCAATATTAAAAAATGCTTTACCAACAGATACATCTGAATACAGATATTTTGTTTCAGATGAATCATCAAGAAGCATTACATCTATTTATGAAAAGCCAATCACAACAAATAAGTTGGTTATTAAGTTTAATACATTGATGACTGTACCAGTTGTTAACATAGCTATTGATGAAACTAACATTACAGTTGACGGCAGTCAAAATATATCACCTTCAGCTAACTCAGAAGGTGGAAGAAGTACTGGAGTCCTAATTCTATACTGGAATGGTTCTGCTTGGACTAAAACAAAGTGGTCATCAATGCCACAGTTTAGCTCTACTGGATCATTATATTTATCTACATCATTTAGCAAGATAACTATAACTCAGATAGATCAAACAACTAACCCAGAATTTTTATCTTTAACAGGAGAAGTTCCACCAGCTTCGGCAGGACCAACAATCAACTCATTTTCTGCCCAATGCCCCAACCCAGATACTGGGAGATGCTCAACATTAACTGCTTCACAAAAACAAACTATCTGGGCATTATTTAGTTATTCTAATGCATCCTCTTATAAAATAACAATGTCTCCTTCAACAAGTATTGGGGCCACATACACAAGCAATGCAAACTCAGCTACAGACCTCTATCTTGGGCTTGGAGATTGTGGAACAACCTATGCACTAACTTTAACGGTATACGCAGCAGATAACCAGCAAGGAGCTTCTGCATCTCGGACAATAAACTATACAGTAAACTGTACTTCAACACCAACAGAAATTCCTTCAGCTTCATTAAATGTAGTATCTGATTTAAAAAGAATGCACGTAGTAGAAATTTCTCCAAGACTTGAGATTGATTTGACAGATTTTGTTCAGTCTGTATCTATTAATAAATCTTTAGATGCAAGCAATAGCCTGCTTCCAATTTCTTCTCTAAACTCTAACGATGCCCAAATTACTTTATCTGGAATACCAGCTATGATTGGATCAACCATAGTTCCAATATTTTCTAGTCAAAGTGATCAGTCATCTACAATATTAGCAAACATGCTAAGAAAAAATATTAAGTTTTATGTAAACTTTCATCTTAAAGAATATGCATCACCTAACTCAAAAATATCGCCAGATACCTATATCCCTGGCGGAGTTTTCTATTCAGACTCTTGGGTTGAAAATGATATTAAGGATATCACAGTTCAATGTTTTGACATTTCTAGGTATTTACAATCAATATCAGTAGCAGACTATGTTGTGAATTTAAAGAGGCCATTTGAAATTATAACAAATATTTTAGATTTATCTGGATTTACAGATTATGACTATGACTCTCTTTATAGAATATTTGACTCATCAGAAGCTCCAGTAAATCTTTATTATTATTATTGTAATTCTAAAGATTCAACTATTATGGAATGTTTAAATGAATTATTTATAGCTTATCAAATTGGTGCATATATTGATGAGTATGGGGTTATGAAGTTTTTAAGTTTACATGACATACTATCATCTTCAGGGTCTAACCTTGCTTTGACAGATGGCAACATTATGAAAGATGGATTTAATATATCAAATAATGCTAAACCAGGAAAAATTTCTTTAAAATATCAAACACCAAAAATTAAACAATCACCACCTGTTCAGAATGTAAAAAATGTTGATATAAAAAATTCCCCATCTTATATATACACGACTTCAAATGATGTTGTTTGGAGCCAGCAAACCGTTGACTCTGTTGGGTTTAATTATCTTAAATCAGATATGCTAGAAAATTCTAATATATTTGAGATTAACACTAGTGATTTACTAGATATTTTTTATACATTTGATATGAGTAATGATGGCTTTGCATTTATTGAAAATGAAATTGTTTCTTTTGCATATAAAGAATATAAGCTGTCAACTCTTAGTGGCAGCAAAGAAAAATTTATATCTATTAAAAATAATCTTGATCTTACTTCATATATAGATACATTTATTAAAGAACAAGGTATTGGGCTTAGACTATCTACTGCTAAAATTACCTCTGTCTCTGGTAATGGAACTGCGATTACTTATACATCAGCGAATACCTTTAAAGTTGGTGACAGAGTAATGATTGCTGGAGTTGTTCCATTTCTTTATAATATTCAAGGTATTATTAGTGAAAGAACAGCAACATCATTTAAGATATTAGGAAAACAAACAGGAACATATGTGTCAGGTGGGGAAGCCTATATATCTGCAGACTATGACGTCCTCGTAGAACTAACAGGAAAAATTACAAATGTAGAACGTGGTCTATTTGGAACCGTACCTATGGAACATAAAAAAATAGAAGATTTAGCAAGCAAGGGTTTGTCAAAAATAGCTGTAACTTCAGGATTTGCAATATCTAATACAGCACCTACAACATCAATTGTTAATAGTAGGGCGGCATATCCTAAACTGCCAGAGGTAAAAAGCATTGCCTTAACTCCAACAGATTCTGATTCAGCACTTATATTTCCAACATCTCAAGTAGACATTGGCTATAAAACATACTCTGTTAAATTTAAATTAGATGAAGAAGGTGGAGCAGCAGCAGGTTTATTCTTTAATATGACAAGTGCAACTGATCTTACAGGCACATACTTTGTAGAACTTGCAAGATACAATAAGCTTAATCCAAAAACACAGGAGCTCTATGATCCACCAGCATATAATTACACCCTAAGCATTTATGATCATACAGGAGCAACCAAGTCATGGGCAGATGTTACTGCTGAGTGTATTAATATAATTGATAATTTTTCCAAAGTATTAAAGAAGGAGGGTACAGAAGATATACCTATATATTCTTATGAAAGAGATCAGTGTTTTAATTTAAAGGTGGTTCATTATTTAACAGATGGTAAAGATGGAGAAGATGCAACAGTTGAAGATCCAAAAAACTGTTTGCTAGTGTTTATAAATAATGTTGAGATAACTGGCTGGCAAATTCCTGGAACACAATATAATGCAACCACTGCACCATCGGCAACTGGATGGGCAGCATCAAAAGTTAATCAACTTACGGGCCTGGGGCAAAAGCCAACGATATCAGATGACATTAAAATTGGTACAAAATTTGGGTTTTTTGCTTGTAGTGTCCCACAGACCATAACTAATCTTTTTCCAGAAAAAGTAAATCTTCTTCCAACCTCTGATAACCCAGCAACTCTGAGAGAAATACACGCTACTGTAAAACCATTAAAAGAAAGAAGTGTAAATTACTTCTATCAAGATAGAGAATTTTTAAATGGACTAGTTCAAAAACAACCACTGTATACAAAGTCTCCCACATATCTTATGCAAACAACTCCAGAAGTATCTGGAATTAATTATTATGATGTTGAGTATCAAACCCCAGCTGCTGTTTCTGTAGACGTTTTTCCAGTTAGCTATATGATGAAATATTTTCCAGGTAATAAGCCAATAGATAAACAACAATTTCAGAAGAAAATAGTTGATGAATATTCTCTAGCTTATTCAACACCAATCAATACTGGGTTCAGAGCAAGAATGGCAATAGCCAATGGATCCCCACATATGGTGTACCTTAAAAAAGACTCTGATGATGTAAACAAGGCTACTGTATTTCTAAATCTATTTACACAGGAAATAATTGCACCTTCAGATCCAGAAATTATTGAAAGCATTATAGATTATTCTAACTTGTCAGAAACAGTTCAGGTAGACTCAGAGTGGATACAGTCTAAGCAAGCAGCCTATAAAACACTAAAGGTTGTTCAAAGAGGTATTGAGGGTTTTTCTAAAAATGTATCTTTAAGTATATTTGGCAACCCTTTAATTCAAGTGGGAGATACCGTAACCCTGTCTTACTCCTTAAATGGCATTGTTGGTCAAAGATATCTAGTACACTCAGTATCTCACAGCTTTAGCCAAGGACTATCAACATCTCTAAATCTTAAAAGGATTCAAGAGTAGTCCTTTGTGGTATAATTAATTGAAAGGAGACAAAAATGCCATATGTTAAAATATCAGACCCTAATATTATAGATCTTGCTGCTTGGCACCAAGTTATTAACGTTATTAATCAACACAGCGATACTCTTTCTGCTATCACAAATAATTTTGGTATTAAAGGAACTGCTGTTACAGACTGGAATGGAGAAGCAGAAGTTTATGAAGAATTTAATTCTGGCTCACAAAAAATACTTTATGGAAAGTTTAGAATTAATACCACAGATGTTGCAGCATATGGCACCAAAGATTTAAGTACAAATAATGGTAGTATGTTTTATCAAACAGTAGATTTTGATAACTCTCCAAGTGGAACAGCTAGCTTTAAAGCAAAGCCTATTGTAACCGTTACACCAGCCCTAGTTGGTTCAACTGTTACATCAGATAGAAACGTTGGTCTTGTTTGTACCGTAATTGCAACAACTGATAAAGGTTTTACAGTTCGTGTTATTAATGCAAGAGAGTTGACTGCAGAGTCACCTTCAACAATAGCCAGTCCCAAGCCCGTTAACTATTTTAATATAAACTGGATTGCTATAGGACCAAAGTAATGGCTAAGGTACCGCCTAAGTCTGTTTATAAAAGCCCCAAGTCAGTTGCTAGAAATCAACCCGTAACAATAAGTGTTGATGATCCAAGAGCAGCGTGGGACAAAATTGGTCAAACTAGGGCACGATTAGGTGCTGAACTTGAACTTGTTGGATTAGATGACATTCCTTTAATTGGTGGAGGAAAAAGTTTAACAGCATCAGTTGGTCCACCAACAGCAGGCCATCCTAGCGAACCACAAAGATTTATACGTCCTGGAGTCAATGGTGGAGAAGCTTCTATTCAAGTTGGCTATGGTGCTATAGTACCAACAGACATTACTAATGTTTCAACAGCTTGGTCAACAGAATCTGGAAAAACAAAAGATCTTATTGTTACATTTGACTGGGATTATGCAGATCCCGCAAATGCAACCGTTACAGAATTTATTTTACAGATAACCTTATCTACAGGCACAGTTCGTCAAACCCCATATGGATCTTTCCCAGTAAATAGAACACAGACCGCTCAAACAGCAACACTTACAGAGTCTTTGATTCAGTCTACCATAGGTCGCTGGAGAACCAATATTACAAGTGTTTGTGTATACGCCATAGATGCATTTTATAATAAAAGCGGTAGTGTTTGTGATACAACTGTTCCTGCCTGGGTAAGTAATCTTGGGATACCAGTTATAACAGTAACTAGTGCTAATAATGGATACAGCGTAGCATACACAATACCTACATCTGAAGCATTTGATGCAATTGAGATTGTTGAATATGAATCAAACGCATCTGCAGAACCAACTGGAGTTACATATTCAAGAGTTTATTTTAATAGTATCTCTCCAGCAAATGTAATCACAACAAATACAAATCCTAGATGGGTTAAAGCCAGATTTTCAGCAGACAATGGAGAATATGATGGTTTTTCTGCTGCACAAAAAGTAACACCACTGTCTCCAATTACAGTAGATACAGAAGGACCTGCGAATGTAGCAACGGTTACAACAACAGGTGGATTAGATACTACTGGAACAATTGGGTTTAATGGCTTTGCAGATATCTCCTGGGCTTCTGTTACAACTGGCGGTATTCGTGGATATAGAATAAGATATAGACCAGTAACAAGTCCAGCATCATCATACTCTTATGCTGACTCACCAGGAGTTGGAACTGCATACAGGCTATCTGGTCTGGGCGCAGGTCTGACATATGAAATTGCAGTTGCTACATATGATGAATATAATAACACATCTACTTCTTACATTGCTGGGTCAAATGTTGCAATTAGCGGAACTCCTTTTATAGGAACAAATGTCTCAACCACAGGATTTTTTCAAGCAGGAGTAACTGGAACCGACACTGGAACATTTAAGTTTGGGTATGGAGTAGATACTGGCAAAAGAGGTTTAGTATTTAACGCACACAATTATTGGTATATAGACTCGGCACAATCAGCATCATTAAAGGTTGGCGGATCAACAACAAACTATATTTCTTGGAATGGAACTACCTTTGCAATTGATGGAGATATAACAGCTAGAAGTGGAACATTCAGTGGAAATATTCTTATGTCTACATCTAATGCATCAATTTACAATGGAACGATTAATTCCGCAGGGGAATTATCTGGAAATGGTTTTGCATTAAATTCAAAAGGACTTAAGGTAGCAAATGGAACAAACTCTGTAACAATAGATGCAGAAAACGGTTTAATAATTGCAAATGCTGGAAACATTGGTGGCTGGGCAATAACTGATAGTGCAATATCAAAAACAAGATCAGTAGGTGGTGTAGCACAAGGAACAATATCTTTAAACTCTGCCCAAGGATATATCTCAATAGCAAGCGATACCATAGCTAATGAAACATCAGGAATAAATAGTCCATCAGCATTAGAATCAGTAGTTTTTTGGGGTGGAGCTTCGGCAACAGGTGGCGTAAGTTCTCAATCTCAAATTGCAGCAGCACCATTTAGAGTGACTTTAGCTGGAGATCTATTTGCAAGCAGTGCAACAATTAAAGGTGAGGTAAGAGCTACCAGTGGTGGTTTTGGAACATTTGATCCAACTACTAATCTTGTTACAGATGGTTGGACTATTACTACTAATGGAATAATTGCAAAGGGTGAAGGTAGAATTAAAATTGGAAACTACTCAATACAAACTCTTGAGCCAGACGGATCTGATTTTTCAATAAAATATATTGATGGCAATGAAAACCTTATCAGAACAGATTCTTTTGCAAGCAATGTTGATGACCCAAAGAGAATATTCTTAGGTGACAGTACAAGACAAGTGGAAGTTGCTAAATCTGCAGGTGTTTCTGGAGCAGGTTCAACTTACACTCTTGTAAGTCCAAGCTCAACAACTTTAAGCGCTTATCGCTCAGGTGGTCTAAGAAATATATTTACTGTTGCACAGAGTGTAGTGAATGGTTCCACTGGAAGTGGAACAAGTTTTAGTGGCGATATGCTAGAATATCCATCAGCAATTAAGGGTGATATGCTAATTGTTTACAAAAATACAGGAGCAGATCTAGATCCTAAATGGAGAGAGATAGTTAAAACATATGTATGCATTACTGGAGTTGCTGATCCAGCACCAGGAACTACAGCAGCACCAGGAACTACAGCAGCACCAGGAACTACAGCAGCACCAGGAACTACGACTACAACAACTACGACTACAACAACTACGCTACCGCCAACAAACTATTGTGGAAGTGGTTGTGACGGTGAAATATCATCAACAGAGTGTGGAGTAGGATTCTGTCCTGTATAAGATGAATTCAAATATGCTAAACTTAGATATCAAAAGGAGAAATAATGTATGCTTGCGTAGTAAAAAATAGCCAAGGAACTTGGGATGTTTGGACTGAGCTATCATATTCATTTAATCAAGAAAAACAAGACATATTGACTAATGGATTAGAGAGCGGTCTTCCTATTATTGGGATGATTACGACACCATATAAGTGGTCAGCAACTCCTGGATCAACTTTTGACGGTACAGGGTTTACTGGAGGAACAGTATCTATAGTACCACTAGACAGAGACTGGGAAGCAATTAATACATATGGATATCTTTGCAATAATATTCATATTGGTGGATTTATTGCTGCAGTTAATTCAGCACAAGACAATCAGCTACAAGCAATATTTTCTGAAGAAACAACTATAATTAAAGTTCCAGAAGGCCAGACAGCAAATATTGGTGATATTTGGGATGGCCAAAACATAATTAATCAATAGCAAAAAAAGGGGATAAATATGTCAAAGTGGGAAGAATGGAAAAAGGCTCAAGGAGAAACTAGGCCTTGGCATTTATTAGATTCTAACAAGATAGTAGAAGATGAAGCTCTATCTGAAAGTAGATTAGCAATATGCAGTTCTTGTCCAGAACTGATAAAATTAACTACACAATGCAAAAAGTGTGGATGTTTTATGGCAGTTAAAACAAAGCTTCAAGCAGCTAAATGTCCAATAGGTAAGTGGTAATGGAAAAAATTGCAATCGTAGCTCTTGTTGGAGAGTATGATCATTTTGTAAATGAGGCAAACCAATTTACTCTAAGTGGTAAATATCTAGACAGCAGATTTACTTTTGTTCTTTTTGTTGAGCCAGAGGTTATTCATAAAATAAAAAAAAGACACAATGTACTTATTTATGAATATGCAGCACCAAAAGATAAATACTATGAGTCTTATAAATTTGCAAAATCTTTAGAATTTATAAAGTCAAACCAAGACATACTTAAAGAATATACACATTTAATAAAAACAGATACTGATGTTTTTGTAACTAAGTATTTAAACAGTCATACATTTGACGATAAGATATACTTTGGATGGGGTGGGTATTCAGGAACTGATAGATGTGTTGAGCAAACATATGAGTTAGCTAAAATGTTTAACTATGAAAAATATCAAAGAATGTTTCCAATAAACTCTACTTTATTTGGACCAACTAACGATATCATTAAAATAATGGATGAGTCTGATTTTTTATGTAAAAAAATATTTTATCACCTATGCCCTGACTCTGAATATGGAAAAACAATTAGTGAAGTATGGGGCAAATCTTTATACGCTGGAACATCAACACTTATTGCTACAGAGATAGTTATTTGTTCCAATTTTGATAAAGACAGGTTGTCCATTACGGATAAGATTGATGCTAATTGTTTTTCTAATAAAGATATTATGGAAGTTTATCACATACACCAGTGGCATGGTGAGGGAATTTATTCAAAATTTGAAGCAAGAGATGGAAAGTATGATGAGCTAGTTCCACTAAACAACAATACGGTTTCTGATTACTGTTTAAACATGTTTTTGGAAAATAAAAACGAAATAAAGCCTAGCATATTTGTACAAATAGCAGCATACAGAGACCTAGAAGTAACACCTACAATATTGGATGCTATAGAAAAATCTTCGGGTAACTATACCATCAACTTTGGAGTTCATACAGTTTATGTAGATGAGTCAGAAATAAATATACCCGACTTACCAAATGTAAAGCATGCAGAAAGTAAAGCTCCAAAAAATATTGGTCTAGGATCAGGCAGAGCTCTTGCTCATCAATTCTACAATGGAGAAGACTACTATCTTCAATGTGATTCACACTCTAGATTTGTTGATGGATGGGATGAGATTGCAGTAAAATCAATACTTAATTATCAAGCTCAAGGCATTAATAAGCCACTACTAACCATGTATCCAGCAAATTACTGGTACGTGTCATCAACTGAAAGTCACATTGAAACAGATGTTATTGTAAAAGAAAATCTAACAAGCATAGGTTTTCATGAAAATCCAGAACAGTTTAAATCTATTAGGATTCCAAGCCAAACCGCAATCGGAGTAGGAGATGGAAACATATTTGTAAAGTCTGTGTCTGGTGGATCTATATTTACAGTTGGAGGATTTTTGCCATTTAATACAGACATAGCTTTCTATGGTGAAGAAATATGGCTAGCAGCAAGAGCCTATACCAATGGCTTTGACATTGTTGTTCCAGATCAGCAATACATGTACCATCTTTACTATAATCATGAAAAGCCTGTAGAAATTAATAAACGTAAGTTATTGTGGGTTGACTATCCAAATGAGTTTCAAGAGTTAGATAAAAAATCTAAAGACCTAATATATAAAACACTAACTGAAGGAACTCAAGGAGAAATGCTTCTTGGTACAGAAAGAACACTTGCACAATATGGAGTTTTTGCGGGACTTGATTTTGCTTCAGGTGATATAGTAGATAGCTGCCAATAAGCCTATATATGATATACTTATACTAAGGCAAAAGGGGAAAATAATGACTACAAAACATGATCTTGTAATAACTGCATTACAGCAAAGAATAGGCGAGCTTGTGACTCACTATGAGACGCAGATGGCTATTCTTAGAGCAGACATCACGTTGCTTGCTGAGGAAAAAGAAGACTAATTAATTAATGTTAAAGTGCAGCAAGTGTCATGGTCGTGTATTTGTTGATAGACAATATACGAGTACTGACCATATAGAAACATCTTGTCTTACATGTGGTAATAGAAAATTTTACCATCCAGTTGGATCAACAAAAGAGGGACAATGGATACTTCAAAAGGAAAAATTCAGAGCCAAGCATACAATAACGAACCTGTAATTAAAGGTAAGGTTAAAGTATGGTTTTTGAATGGTGATCTTGTAAGGGTATATCATAACTCCCGTTCAACTGGAATGGTTACGTTTTATAATATAACTAAGGATCGTTTAGAAACATGCTTACTTGCTGACTTTAAAAAGAACAGAGAAAGAGCATACAGTGTAGCAGAAACTGCTAAGCTTGTCAATAGGCATAGAAAGTACATTCCAAGTTTAATTAAACGAGGAGTTATTCCTCCACCAATAGGTGCAAAGCTTAATGGTGAAAGAGGTTTTACAATTAGGTCTTATTACTCTGAATCACATGTAAGAGAGATTCGTGCTATACTTGCATCAATACATATTGGACAACCAAGAAAAGACAAGTTAATAACAAATAATATGACTCCTACTACGCAAGAGTTGACACGGCGTATGGGGGACGGTATACTTACATATACAAAGACAGAAGATGGCAGGTTTATACCTGTTTGGTCAGAAAATATTTAAAACTATGAAATGGGTGGATAATGGAAAACGATTCAACAAAGATAAACGTAACACTGGGTTACACACTTAATCTAGGTAACTTTCAGTCGCTAAGACTTGATTTGGGTATCGTAGATAGTAAGCGTGATGGAGAAACTACAAACGAAGCTTTTGAGCGTGTATATAAGTTTGTAGAAGATAAATTAACTGAGAAGATTCAAGAAGCAAAGTCTGAAATCTCAGAGTAATGGCTGAGCGCAAAGACCGAATGGCTTTGCTTAGTAGATACTCAAAATTGCATACAGCAAGATATGAGCAAAAGCCATCTCTAAATTTAAATGTTGAACAGTGGGCCTCAGATGGTCTTATTGAGTCATACGGTATTTCTCAATGCTATGACTTACTTGAGTATTATTTTTCTGTTGCACAAGATCCAACTTGGAATTACTTTGCATACAATGCAGAAAAAATTCTTAATGGTAAACTAGATGTAGAGCAAGATCTAAAAGAGAGACAACAACGCAGGGCTAAAGCAAGGGAGTGGCTAAATGAATAATACTGAGGCTAAAGTAATTTCAGCGGTATTGCAAGATAAACAACTCCATGTACTACTACAAGCTAATGTAGAAACACTTCTAAGAACACATAACGATGTATGGAATTTCATTCGCCTTTATGCTGAAAATAATGGAACAGTTCCACCATCATCTCTAGTAGTAGAAAAGTTTAGAGACTTTGAGGTTATCAAGGATGTTGGTGCAACCAAGCATCACCTTGAAGAGCTAAAGGTTGAGTATGTAAATGATAGTATTAAAGATATACTAAGATCTGCTGCAACTGAGGTTCAAAGTGGTCAAGGCGGACAAGCACTTGAAGATTTAATTACTAAAACATCCGCACTCAAGAAAAACACATCTTCTATCCGTGATATTGATGCAACAGATATTTATTCTGCTATTGCATATTTTGAAAATGTTAAAGAGCAGCAGGCTCTTGGACAGCGTGGAATTAAAACAGGATTGCCAGGGTTTGACAACTATCTTCCTTCTGGAATTATGCCAGGGCAGCTTGGAGTGTTCCTTGCCTATCCTGGAATTGGTAAGTCATGGATGGCTTTGTACTTTGCTGTACAGGCATGGAAGCAAGGCAAAACACCATTAATTATTTCTCTTGAAATGAGTGAGACAGAAGTTCGCAACAGAGTGTTCACTATTATGGGTGAGGGGCTTTGGTCACACAGAAAGCTGTCCAATGGTGAGATAGAGCTTGACATGATGAAAAAGTGGCATGCAAGCAAACTTGAGGGTCGCCCACCATTCCATATCATATCTAATGATTCTGGAGGAGAAGTAACTCCGTCAGTAATTCGTGGAAAGCTTGATCAGTACAAGCCAGACTTTGTTGTAGTTGATTATCTTCAATTGATGAGCCCAAACCAGAAGGCTGATAATGAAACGGTAAAGATGAAGAACCTTTCTCGTGAATTAAAGCTAATGGCTATTAGTGAAGAAGTTCCTATCATTGCTATCTCATCTGCCACACCTGATGATGTGAAGGATATGTCTACTGTTCCTACCCTTGCACAAACAGCATGGTCAAGACAGATTGCTTATGATGCTGACTGGGTTATGGCACTTGGTCGTGCTAGCAATAGTGACATTATTGAGTGTGCTTTTAGAAAGAACCGTAATGGTTTTATGGGAGACTTCCTAGTTCAGTGTGACTTTGACAAGGGATATTATCGTTATAAGGATTTTGAAGATGGCAAGTAAAGAGATCTATACAGAAGAGCAGATACGTCGTGTTCTCAATGGTGCAGGACTTGATATTGAGGCTGAGTTTGGCAATGACTTTATTATCTACTGCCCATACCACAATAATACAAGAACGCCTGCTGGTGAGGTAGCCAAAGATAGTGGTTTGTTCTTTTGCTTTGGATGTCAAACAACAAAAAATATTGTTGAGCTAATTATGTTTACATCAAGCAGATCGTATTTTGAAACTGTTCGCTATATTAAAAGTAAAGAGCAGCAGTCAGACATACAGGCTATAGTTGGCAAAGCGCTATATGCACCACCTGATTTTGTACAGTATGATGAATTACTAATTAAAAGATTAAACAAGCAAGCTCTTGATGCACCAAGGGCAATGAACTATTTTAACAGTCGCAGGATTACTAAAGAGTCTGTGATTAAGTTTGACCTTGGGTATTCAGAAAAGCAAGGATCTGTAACTATTCCAATTCATTCGCCTGATTCAATGTGCATTGGTTTTGTTGCAAGAACTATTGAGGGTAAAGATTTTAAAAATACTCCAGGACTTCCAAAAAGTAAGGTTCTTTTTAACTTACATAGAGTCAAGAGTTCTAGTATAGTATATGTAGTGGAATCATCATTTGATGCAATCCGCTTGGATCAAGTAGGTTTTCCAGCAGTTGCAACGCTGGGTGCTAATGTGTCTGTATCTCAGATCAGACTGTTAGAAAAGTACTTCAATAATGTTGTACTAATTGCAGATAACGATGAAGCTGGTAGCATTATGAAAGATAAGTTAGTTGAAAAACTAAATCATCTTGTAACTGTTATTAGCTTAGACAAAAAATATAAAGACATAGGAGACATGGACGATGATGAAATTAAAAAGCTGGAGTTCCAGTTTGACAATTC